GCTGCTTCTGCAACTCCACCACCTGCTCTCATAATTCTACCACCCATAGCTTTGCTAGGTTTTGGTCCTCTAAAATCTTTTCTTTTTACACCAGATGGATCTTTTATTTTACCCGCACAAATTTTAGATGCGTAGGCATTAGCATAGGCGCTAGGGTATACCTTAAATTTTCTTTTTGCTGCGGCTTTACCTCTTGGACATAGTTTAGTCATTATCTTTTTCTCGCTGTTTGTTTTGCTCTTGCAAAGTTAGCTGCAGTAGGTGCACCCTTGGCACCTTTTTTACGCATCTTACCACCACGTTTTCTTTTAGCGTGGATATTTGCATATAAACCTGGACGAGCCATTACTTAACTTTGCCGCCTTTTTTCATAAATCCCATTTTGTTTCTAACTTTAGTTGGTAACTTAGCTAGACCTGGATTTTTTTTAGCATCAACTTTTTTTAGATTTTTCTTTTTACTTCCAAAAGCTTTTTCTATTTTTTTGACGTCACCACCTACTTTCATCATAGGTTTTTTCATCATCATTCCTCCACCCATTTTACCGGCTCTACCGCCAGCTTTGAATGCAGGGACTTGTTTATTAAATCTTTTGTTTGGCATTATTTTTTTCCTCCGTTTCTAAATATTTGCGTTCCCTTTATACCATAAATTGACGCCACGACAAGGATCCAAAGATTTGTGAACCATGACGGGAGCTGCGAGAACATCTCGAAGAACAATTTTACCTTGTCCATCGCTGTCGGGTCATCCGATACGACTGCCCAGGCTAAAATAGCTACGGGCGTGCTTAAAATTATCAAAACTGCCTCGTCCTTCCAGTCTGATTGTCGGGCTTCTAGCAATTTACCCTGGTATTGCTCCTCACCACGG